TTGTCTATCGCATCATCGCCAAGAGTAACGGCAACCCACGACGTTCCGTTATGCCCATATATCTTGTTGTCATTTGCAGTATCAAACCAAATATCGCCTGCAACAAATGTTCCTGTTGGCTGTGTATCTTGGCGATATACTTTGTTCTTGCCATCCGCTGTTGATTGTGCGGTATTCGCTTTTCTTTCTGCTGATTCTGCTAAAGAATACGCCGCATTTGCCCTTGTGTTGTCCGTGTATTTGTTATATTCAACCCACGAATTGTTGACATATGTCAAAATGGGTTCACCCGTACCCTTAAACCACAAATCACCTGCGGTTGCTCCGGTAGGTGTAGTTGAACCAACAAAGATATTTGCCTTTCCGTCTATTTGGTCAAATACGGTCTGTGGCGGTGTGGCTTTACATTCTGTCCATGCACTTCCCGACCATCTGTAATATTTCTGCACACTCGCAGTTGAGTTGTACCACATATCTCCGGTGTGCTGTTGCTTTTCGGTTGCTGACCATCCCGAAGACGGGTCATTTGTCTGATAATAAGTTTCTATTTTCGCATCCGTAATTCCCTCTTCAAGTTCTTCAAGGGTTTCAGCAAAGTCATTTTCAAGCCATGTTTGAAATACTGAATTGTCGGTATACTTTGATGCCAACACCCAATCATTTCGGCTGTATGAGCCTGTTTCGGGTCTTGCTTGTGCGCACCTCAATATGTCACCACCCGAACCTTGCACCCACAAATCACCTGCATCATACGGCGGTGTCGGAGTAGTATAAAATACACGCCGTTTAGAATCGGCTGTGTCCTGCGCTTTCGCCGCATCTTGTAACGCCCTTGTTACATCGGAGTCAGTAACTCTCAACCATTGATAAGAACCGCTTTGATATACAAAACGCCAAACATATCCGCTTGTCGTGTTATAGTACAAATCTCCTACATGGTTCTGCTTTTTCTCGTCTGTGTCCCATCCTGTTGCATCGGGATTCTGTGGGTCTACTGTAACAGGTGGGGAACTCATTGACGGGTCGGAAGTATAAAACCACGATGTAATATTACCGTCAATCTGCGTCTGCAAATCCTCAATATCTGAATTGATTTGCAACACGGCTTCTGCCATAGCTTCTGCGTTTTCATCTGCGGATTCTTGTGCGTTGTTTGCCAATTCGGTTGCCAAATCAGCCTGTATTTTAGCCTGTTTAGCTACATTATCCGCTCCCAATGCGACCTTGTGCGCTTTTATGGCTCTTTTATCATCGGTTGGTGGGTTGGTGGAATTGCCTGTAATCCATGCTCTGCCACCGGAAACCCTAACCTGCACAGAATCACCAACTTCTGCATTGACAGTCAATTTTACAGGCGTTTCATCAATACCACCTGCAATATGCACCCATGCAACATCACCATCAATCCGCTTTACTTTGGCTGTGGTGTCATAAGCTGATGTTTTGCGCTTGTCCTGCTGTTTTAATAGCCTTGTAAATTCTCTAACAAATGTATCTAACCCTGCCATGTTTTTGCTACCTCTTCCGTAACTTTTGCACCGTATGATAATTCAATGCTCTGCGACTGTATTTCGTAAAGCCCGACTATATCTAATTCGGGATAATTCAAATACAGTAAATCCGTAGGGTCTATATCGGGTACGAACCTGCGGTCATATTCAACTACGATTTCTGCTGACTGTTCTTCACGAAGTCTTCTTTCTGCATATTCCGCTATTGTTTCCCCATCGTTCAAATCGGCGTTGATTTCTTCCATCCATATTTCTCTGCCACGGGTATATGTAGACAATGGGCTGTCCGTAGAATCATCACGTGCAATACCTATCAAATCATCATCAATCGCTCTGAATACATTCGGGCAACTGTACCAATCATGCTTTACTTTGACTTCCGGTTCTACAATGTCATTGTCATTGTATTGTAATGCCATTAGTTCAACGGTTGGTTTCTGTGATATAACAACTTCACCCATTCCAGTGATGCGGATTCGCACATTACCTGCTTCGGCTATTTTCTGTGCCATTGATAAATGGGTTTCACCATCTTCTGCGATAATCGTGGATTTCAGATTGTTCGTTACTCCGTCAACCCTTACAGGTGCAGGTGTGGTCGCACCAAGCAGATGTGTAATCAGTTGACCTGTATTTTCACCTGCCTGTGCGTACCACCCACGCTCTAACAAAACGTCTTCACATGGTTTGACTACCGAATAACATTCATAAGAATTATTGGGGACAAACCCCTGCCATTCAAACTCCGGTGAACACGCTAATCCTGTAAAGAGTGCTATATGGTCCTTTTCTCCTGCCTGTTCAGCATTTAACCAAACACGCACCCATCGTTCATTTGTATCAATGTCACGGGTCACTTGGCACTCAATATCTGCCGACTGCATCAGTCCGGTCTTTTCTTTTTTGACCGTACCGCCACGAATTTCCTCACGGTCTAAATCTCGCCATGTGCTTGCATCAACATTGGTGAGAAAGTATTCTGCTGTGATTCCTCTTCTCCAATCCATTATACCGCCTCAATCATTTCACGATATTTAACGTAGGTCATGCCCTCTTCCCTCTCGGGGTCAATCCGTATCACTTTGAGCGTGAACTTTGCAATCTTTTCATGATATTTTGCATCACGGTCTTCCTGTACCTGTATGTCAGCCGCATAAGACGAACCATCCGGTGTCCTAACATGACAGATGCCCGTATAAACCGCTAATCGGCGCATAGACGCTATTTTATCCATATCGGTAAGGGTTATCATAGCACCGTTCAAATCCGTGTTTCTACCGACCGATTTGTTCCAATCGCCCTGTACACTACCGCCAAGGTATCTCGTTTCCTTGAAATCCTTATCCCACTTTGAGGAATAGGTCATTCCATATTCGATTTCGATTTGTTCATCATCAAAATCAATTATAGCATTGTTTGACGGGATTTCTGTATAAACATCATACCATGCCAATCTATCATCCGCTGTGATATAGTCACCATTTTTAGTTCTGAATACCACTCTGTGACCACCGATATTCAATGCAGGAAACGGGTCAGCATACGCCGTGCCAAAATCTGCATGGCTCACTATCAGTTCCGGTTTGTCTGCGGTCAGTCTGTAAATATCACAATAATCTGTTTCATCTGCCTGTTGCGGTGCTGTCGGTGTGATTTTTACAATGTTGTTTTCCGCTACGGCTGTGGCTGATGGTATCAATGCCTGTTTCGTCCAATGAACCTCAAATTCCTGCGTTTTAGGTTCGGACGATTGCAACCCATCATTTACCGTTGCAACTATCCTGTATCTTGCACCATCATCAAACGTACCCGATTCAATTACAAATTCATCTTCTCCGTCATGTGAGTCAAGGAATATCGTTTCGTTGTTGTAGCCTGTAAATTCATCACCATCGGGTCTGTCCATGCGATATTCGGATGCACGTTCAATGGCTAATGTTGTTCTACCGCCTTCTCCTGCCCCTGTGATTGTAACAGTCATTGGAAGTTCTTTCAAGGATAATCCTTGTGTGTATTCTTCTGCGATACGGATATTTATACCACCTTCTTCACTATACACGTAGTTTTCACCCACCAATGTCTGTATCTGCTGTGGTGTAAGTTGTATTTCTTGTGGTGTGGCAAGTTCGTATGCTACATGGAAACCGGATAATGTTTCTTTTAACTTTTGCGATGTCATATTTAATAATTTTGAATCGCATAAACCTAAATTCCCATCAGAGCCATAATCGTTACCGCAAATAGCAACGCCAGTTGCGGAATTGTTATACCATTGTCTTGCTGTTATTGTTGCGTATCTATCGCATTTTGTGTTTGTCAAAACAGTTGACGAAGTTATATGCTTTGCTCCTACGCTTGCAGACGCACGACCATTTGAATCTGCGTTATTCCAATTCAAAGTCCCCATATCAACAAATCCATGTGTTACCGTCAGCACTCCGCTTACTAAATCCACTTCACCACCATAGACGGTGTTTTCAAATTCTGCGGTTACATCTACTCTGCCTTGATATGGGTGATATGATGTATCGGTAGCAGGATAGTTTATGGATATGTCGTTGTTGTAGGTTGTTCCATATTGTGAAATCGCTACCGCAAATCCGAGATAGTTTACTCCTTCGGGTATTGTCAATGGAGCCGTGACCGTTATTGACCGCCCGTCCCCATAATTTGTGTTTGAATACCCATACATGTAGATGGACACACCCGCAGGAGCCTTGACCCGATATGATTCTCCTTGAATTACAGGCACAAGATTTTTACAACGCAAATACGAAGATGAAGCAACTTTACCGCTTGTACTATACATACCGGATTCAATTTCTTCATCCCACTGGTTTATTCCGATAATATGAGCACTCACCTCATCATACCCACTAATAGGATATACATCCGCATAATACGTTTCGTGTCCTACTGGTACAATAGATGTTGATACATATTCTTCTGTACCATCTGCATCTACTATCTGCACCGCTGTGTATGGGTCGGCGGTTTCGGTGGTTGGGGTGGCGAGTTCGTAGACCAGTTTCACGCCGTTCATAGCTGTCTTGAATGATGCCGCATCGGTGTAGGCAGAATCCTTGACAAAAATGTTCCCATTTGTTCTGCACTGAATTGTCTTATCAGCTTGTAACGTATAATCGTAAGGCGTTGTAATAGCAACGTACTTAGCACAAACGCAATACATCGAGGCTTTAGCTGTGTGCGTTGCATTAAAAACTCCGCTCGCATAATTCCACGTTAGCGTCCCCAAATCCACTACGGCATATTTCCTCGTCACACTCCCATCACTCGCATATGTATCACCATCATAGTACAGGTTGTTATTGGAATCCAGTTTAGGAATACCACGGAGCACAAGGTCTGAATCTAATGCGTAAGAGTGCTTCTGATATGGGTGGTATGTGTAATCTGAACCGAACGCAATCTGCTCATCTCCGTTGTCATAATTGCCAAACGCAAAATAATAGATGTCGTGTGTTCTTGTAAACGTCCTATATGCTCTCCCGTCTGCTGTTTGCGTCAGAGAAAAATAATCTATTCTCGTTAGGTTTTCATCATAGAAGTAGATATATGTTGCGTTGCTACCCTTATTACATGAAACCGTAAATTCTGTCCCTTTAGGCATGAATAACTTGTACTTGTTATCCGTTCCATGTTCTCCACCAAAAAGATTCTTTTCAACCGTATCATGACTCTGTAATCCCTCAACGGATTTTAATGTACCTGCATCATAGGGTTGATACTGAGTGAACATCTTTGGGAAATGCTCTTTAAGCCAGTTTCGGTTGTCCGGTGTATTGAGGTTAAAGACATAATCTGCAATAGTTGCCCCTAACGCCTGCGTTAAGTCAACAACATACAAATCATCATAATGCCAAACATCTGCGGAAGTAATGGTGGACGAAGATGTCACGCCTGCAACAAGACTGTCATCTATGGTCGATTTACCAACGCCGTCAAACAGCAATTTGCTACCACCTACATTGATAAATCTGTCTGTACCGAATTTTCCGTAGTTGTTGTTACTTAACTGAAAATATGGGCGTATATCTGTGCGGTTTGTGTCTAACGAGTATACCGCAGAGATATAATACACATGGTTTGGAATCAAGTGGTCAACGCCGGTAGTCCTTGCGTCATAAGCCGTGCCACCGCTTGGAGTATTCTGTCCGCTCTTTTTATTGGTTGGTGCAATCTGATTCCACGCCACAGTACCGCCAACAATCTTGTCATACTCGCTATTTATACTATGACCAACACTTGGTACTTTACGGAAGTTATACGGCGTGACATCTGCTGTTGTGGAGTTCCAAGGTGTGCCGTCTTGAATCGGTTCAATATTGGTAACTCTTAATCTTGTTACTTCTTCTTCTATTTCCGTTTCAAACAGAACTTCCTCATCATCTTCAAATGTTCTTGGGTTTACTTCCTGTGATTCATTCACCAATGACGTATCACTTATTTCACATTCAAGAGGTTCAGCGATAGTCACCGCAACAGGGTCAGACCATTCGGATTCTGCTCCCGATGCAGATTTGACCATAACAACTAACGGGTAAATATTACCCGATTCAAATTCAGCCTGTTCAGCATTGATTGTAATGTGCTGTGCGGTTTCGGTGTGGGCTATTTCATGATATTCGCCCTCATCATCAATCCAATCAATTTCTGCGTAGGATTGCGGTGTGCTGTCATTTGATACATAAGCCCATGATGCAATCGTACTTCCTGCGTTTGTGATAATAGGTTCAGATATTTTCAACACAGGAATACTCGGTGCGCTTGCGAGGTTTATTGTACCTTCATCAATATTAGACCAAGGTCCGTATGTGTACGTATCGCCACTTTTTACAAAAAATCTCAGTCTTACATACCACATAATACCAGATTCAAGACCGGATATATTCCATCTCGCCGCATGGATATTTGATACTTCATATGTACTTGGTTCTTCGGTAGAGTTCCACGCATCTGCATGGTCAGCCCATGACAACTGCACTCCGTCGGCGGCGTTCCATGTTCTGTCCCACGTAACACCAATCGTACCCTCAACTTCTGTACGGAACACGTTCACATTTACAGGTGCTTTCGGTACTTCACCACCCCATGACAGACTGGTAGCAGACCGCATGACCTCATCAACATAATATTGTGGTACGCCATTTATACTACCACGAACTAACGGAACACCATAAACAGGATTCCCGTTATTATCTAATCCCAACTTGTTGACAATCGCACGAACTTCAAACCCGAATGTATCTTCCTCGCTCCAATCGGGGCATTGAATATCTACATACGAATGGTTTCTGTCAATGTATGCTATATCTGCACTAATGCCCGAACCCGTGACATATTTGACCATCAATATCGCATCGGGAACTTCCGAACCATTTGTTGCCGTTACCCTTGCGGTAAATTCTTCTTGGTCAACTTCAACCGAAAGGTTTTCGGGTGCTTTCAAGAAACCATATCTTGCAATCTGCGGTATTCCATATGTGGTGTAATTGTCGTGCTTCGTATTGACACGCACAAACATTACCTTGTCCGTTGCAGGTTGTTCGTCTATTTTCACGAATAAGCCATCAGATTCTTTAGTGTCTTTCGGTGTCGGTAAAGCGTTCCATTGTAATCCCGATGTAGGACAGACCATGCCCTGCTCCGGTGTGACCATGACATATTCAACGCTTGTAGAGTCAACAGGTCTTGCTCTGTCAGCAGATGTTTCCCATGTAACAACCAAATCCAAACCACCCGATGCGTTTTCTGTCGCAACGGGCGTGTCCATGTTGGCTACATTTGCCTGTGCATAGGTGTGATACCCATATGTCCAGTCGGACGGTCCATATGGTCCTCTTGCTTGACATCTGAACCAACGCACATAAGAATAATTTTCCTCTGTAAAGATTTCGGATTCTTCTGTGATGGACTTGTTTCCATCGGGATTTCCTGTTCCTTTCTGCCAACCCAATGTATCTGATTTGAACAGTTTGGCAACCTTTTTCGTGCTTGTCGTGCTGTTGTCTTTCAGCAAAACGGATTCCCAATAAACATCCGTGTAAATCTGTTCACCTGTTTTTGTGTCGTTACAAGTCCACGTAAATTTACACACGTTGTTGCTTGTCAAATCCGTGTCTAATTTCGGTTTGGTTAATGCCTTTAGCGTGAAAGTATCACTATTACCTGCCCATGATTCACCACTCGCATGACCTTTGATGGTAAACGAAAGTCCCCGAAGATATACTTTCTTCTTCGGATAATAATCGTCAAAATCTATTTTTACTACCTTTTTAGTTGCATTTGCGGCTACACTTGGGCTTTTCTTACTTGAACCGCTTTTCTTTTTTATGGTGTATTCCAAATCCTGCTTGTTGTAGTTTTCACCACGTTTCCACGACAACGTGAACTTTTCACCGTTTCGTGCGATGTTTAGACCTGTTGGTTTCTTTGATTTCGCCATTATGCTGTCCTCATTTCTATCCGCATTTTGCGAATAACTGTATTAGCAACTTCATCGGGGTCGTCCGCTTTGTTGATTGTGAAATTGTTTATGATTGTTGTTCCTTTATTACTTGTGGCTTCTTCAATGTCTTTCATCAATGATTTTCTGCCGTACAACATTTCGTCTTGTGTCCCCTCACCTGCACCAATCAATGTTGCATTGGTAAACAAATACGGATTGTTTTCGGCTTTTTTATGCCATGAAATTCCTATGTGTGGGCGTGTTCCTTTACCGCCAATTCCAAAAGGTGCTTTACCACCACTAACGTCAATGCTTGGCACTTTTATGTTTGTAAAGATTTTTCCCACCGACAACGGGAAGAACCCTTTGATTTTATCAACCGCACTCTTTACAGTTTCTTTTGCGGATTCTATCTTTTCTTTCACAGAATCCTTGATGGAATCCATCAACTTTCTGACCTTATCTCTTGCGCCTGTGAACCCTGCTACAATCGCCGCCCGTGTTGCAGTTATAGGCTTCATAACAGCGGATTTCAAAAGGCTTGCACCACTTTTTAATCCTTTGCCTATCAGATTCACAGCACGTTTGCCAACAGCACTCCAACCAAACGCAGTAAACACAGATACCGCCGCCTTGATTATCTTCGGAATATTTTTCACTAATACCGGTATGGCTTTTACCAAACCAACGCCCAAATATTTGATGATGGATATTCCTGCAGACATAATCTTCGGAGCATTGTCATTGATAAACCCTGCAAGATTTGTAATAATCACAGGTACAGTTTCAATGAATGTGGGTATGTTGTCTATAATTCCCTTTGCTATTGATTTGACAAACGACAATCCGACATCAACAAATGCACTTGCAAACCCTCTTGCCTTTGAGGACATTGAAACAAGACCATTCATGACCTGCGGTATCATCTTGGTGAATGTTTCAGCCACCTTTGGCAACAAACCCGACAAGTTATCTAAATACCCGTCAATTCCTTTTTCTGCTTCTTTGAATGAGGTTGTCAGTACATCTTTGAACTCTGCAAAGTTTTTGGCTGATGCTAACTCACCCAACACGGTTATAGCATCCGTTGTTCTTTGCACCAATATTCTTAAAGGTCCGTTGCCAATATCAGATACAGCAATCTGTAATTCGCTAAATGCAGATTTTAACTTTGTTACATCACCGGAAAGATTGTCTAATTGAACTTCTGCCATATTGCTTGCCGCACCATCTGAATCTTCGATTGCAGAAGTCAGTTCTCTCCATTTACCCGGAGTTTGTGCAAGTAAAGCATTTACAGATTTCAAATCTCTGACGTTAAAAGTGTTTGAAATCAGCTTTGTTTTTTCCTCATCTGTCATGCCTTCCATAGCCGAGTTCATGTCGGTTAATATGTCGGGCAACGCACGTAGTTTACCTTGTGCGTCATAGGCTTCAACGCCCATTGATTTGAAATTCTTTTCAAACTTCTTCCCCGAAATTGAATTTAATACATTTCGGAGCGCAGTACCGCCTTCTGAACCCTTAATGCCTGCATTAGCCAGTACGCCTAACGCCGCCGATAATTCAGTTGTACCGCCTTTCATAATTTTTGCAGTACCGCCGACCGTCAAAAACGCTTCGCCTAATTGTTCGACAGAAGTGTTGGTTTTTGAGGACGTTTTTGCCATTTGGTCAACCATCGTATACGTTTGTTCCATTGACAAACCCAACGCTGATTGAGCATCCGTTACAATATCAGACGCTCTTGCCAAATCCATGTTACCTGCCGCCGCCAAATCAAGGACTTTCGGTAGGGCTTCCATCGCCACTTTTGGCTTGTACCCTGCCAATGCCATGTAATTTAACGCTTCGGCAGATTCCTGTGCAGAAAACTTTGTAGATTTACCCATTTCACGGGCTTTTTCTTCAAGCTGTTTATATGTTTGTTGTGCTTTACTTCCATCTTTGTTTAATTCTTCAACAGTAAAGCCCATTGTTGCCGCAACCTGCGACATAGATTTGTCAAAGTCTGCTCCGACTTTTACAGAAGATACAGCAAAAGCCCCCAACGCAACTGCTCCTACTTTGGCGGCTTTTCCCATCTTTCCTGCGAACTTCGAGCCAAAAGAACTTGCATTGGATTCTGCTTGTTTCAGCCCTTGTTCATATTGTGATTTGTCGAGCGTGAGCAAGGCTCTCAATGTCATTACATCCATGTTACGCTCCTATTCTATCTAATCCGTCTTTTATATGTTGTATGATTTCATCTGCCGTTCTCGTTTCTTCCTTTGTTGGCTTCAATAAATCCAAATAATCAATCTGCATATATTTACCTGCATATGCGTTTGCTATTGATTCATTGATGTTCTTTAATACGCTTGTAACGTACATCCGATACAAAGCCTTTTCTCGCTTTTTGCGATAATTCGCCTGCAAGTATCTACTAAACAGGCGAATATCTTTCTTTCCGTTATAACTCCCATAGCACAGCCAAAAGGTTTCTATATCATCTTCTGACTGTGCTACTGAAAAAGGTCTTGAATAGCAGGTTCATTCAATATCTCGATAATGTCAGCAGGTAACGAAATAAGGCTGATGCACTCCAATTCCTCTTCATAGGTCTTTCCATCAAGTGATGCAAAAATACCTATGATAGCTTCTTTGTGGTTCTTAATCGCTACGCTGACAGCTTTCGCTACATTTACTTCAAATCCGGTCTTGACTTCTTCGTCTTCCCAAATCTCTACTATTGGCATTAGAATTTCAGCCAATACATCTAATGCTTCTTCGCCTTTAATCTCCGAGAGTTTACGCACTTCTTTACTCCTTACTATGAATCAATCGAATAGAACTCCATCGGCATCACATTCTGCGCACTCATTGACACATGACCTGTAAGTGTGCAGGAAACCTGTCCTTTTCCGTTCTTTGTGGTCTGTAAATTGTAACCATCGGTTGACAGGGCATTAATCAGCTTAACAGCCACAAAACCGCCACCTGCTTTATCACCGACCCACCAAATGTCAGAAAAATCCGTTTGTTCAAGGTTCTTTCTTGGCACAATCTTTCCACTCGCCGCCGTGACATCAGCCGCACCCAACGCAAGTCTGATTCCCTCAACACTTGTATCAAGGCTTGTGAAACCAAGCGAGCACTCCCAATAATCGAGGTGTTTCAGTTCTTTCATGTTGTTTGGTACGTTGTCAACATCTTCGCCGAGGTCGGAATATGTCGGTGTACAGACAACATTGATTCCACCAGTTGTTGCACAGATAATATCTTTATCATCCGGTGCGGCAGGGCTTGACGGGTCAAAACTTGTCAGCAAGACTCCTGCATCTAACTGCATAGCTTCAAAAGTGTCTTCCGGTATTACTGTGTATGTACCACCCATGTAATCATCTCCTTAATATGCAGTTAAAAACTCTGCATTTACAATAATGTATATTCTTCGTATCATATCGTCTTCAACATCACTCATCCGTTGTGCAAACGGCTGTCCCCTTGTCAACCATACATAGCCACCGTCAACATCAGCGATTGCGTAGCCAACACCAATATACTCCGCAATCTCGTCTGCTTTCTTTGATATGTCTTCCCATGAAGAAGACCTATACCAAATAGACGCTGTGAGGGTCAAAACCTGCCCTAACGCCCCCGTTTGTGCTTCGTAGGTGATATAGGGTGTCTGCGGTGAATTTTCGCCCGAATAGACCGATGTGGCATCGTAGGCAGGTATGTTGAAACCGTTCCAGAAATTATGTATTGCTTGCCACTTATCCATCCAATCTCCACTCCTCCGCAGTAACCTGTCGCATATCTAACGCTGTGCTTGCAGGTGTGTATTTATCATCGCCATCAGATGTGACTCGGAATATCTTATTGTCACGCAAACGCTTGAAAACATCGTGATATTCTAATGTCAATGCCCTTGGTGTGGTAACTGTATAAAGGCTTGTTACACCTTGTTTTTCTGCTACCCTTGCCTGTATTGAGGTATCAAACACAATCGCCGCTTGGAATGACGCTCCTGCAACATATATAGTTCGGTAACCGCCATATCCGTCTGCTTCGGTTCTTTTATCCATCAATACGCAGGTTTCCATAGCATCTGACAATAAACTCATGGTCGTATCTTTCTCCAATGATTCAATCTGTCTGCAAATACACCTTGCCATGTACCCGACAGGTCAACAGTACCGCTTGCACTTCTACCGCTTGACTTGCTGTAACTGTAACCGCCAAACGATTCGGAATCAAAAGGTGACATTGATGGGCTGTCTAATGACTGGTACTTCGCTTTCCATGCTTCGATTTCAGCCGCAAGGGCTATGACCTCACTTGGTATAGCCATAGCCCATAACGCACCATTAAACATTTCGTCAGTTAAATCGTCCGCAGGGTGCTGATGTACACCATCATTAAACAAGCTACCAACAATTCTGTAATATTGTCCGTCCTGCAAATCACATTCGGTCAGCAATTCGCCGTTGCCTATGACAAAATCGCCAAAATACTTCGGCTGATTATAATTAAACCAATTATTCAGTTCTTTGCACAATTCGGACAGCATATTACTTTTCCTCTTTTTCGATTAGTGGTTTGCCAATCTTGTTGTTGCTTGAAGATAATTCCTCAATCCGCTTTCTCGCAACCTTGCGCCGTGTATGGGGGTACTTGTCCCCCACACGGTACACATGGTTGTCATCCTGTAAATCGGCAAACTCCGCAATAACCCGAAACATTACGCACCTGCCGTTACGGTTCTTGTGTAGTAGGTCTTCCCCGACGCAGGTTCAGTATCAGTTGTACGGAAGTAGTTGTTGCTTGCATCCTTTTCATACCACATTTCAGCCGCAGGGTTCTTTCCTGTCGTGGTCTGAACTGCGGTAAAGGATTCTGTACCAACATCAGCAACACCGATTCCGTCAAGATATTCAGCCCACAGGGTCATGCCCATCAGAGCAAACATCTCACCTACTGCGGTATTGTAGTTTCCATTTGCATGGAATCCGATGAGGTTGGTTTCACCTGCAACGGTGTAGTCCAGTCCCAGTCTTGCAAAATCGCTGTCAGACGGGTCAACATAATACAGGTCAATGTTCTCAACAGGAACAGCAATTACTCTCCCTCTCGGGATGTCCGGTGCAGACAGCAGGAACAGGGTGGAATATCCCATGAAATCCTGTACATATGTCAGACCAAACGCAGTCTGTACAGTAATATCCGCTGTACCGATGTACTCATACAGGTCAAGGACGTTCGCAAAGCCAACAACCTGCGTTACTGTCTTACGCATCTTGTTGAACTTATCCAGTACATTACCCTTTGCCATAGCAAGTGCTTTCTGCCATGTGGTTTCAGCACTTGTGAGAGCACCAGTATTAAGGAATGTGTAGAATCTTGTCAGAATCATGTTCTGAAGTTCTACAAGGAACTGGTCATCCGTCTTTTCGATAGCGATAGCCGCACCATATTTCTCTACCGCTTCAATGGAAACCGCCTTTGCGTATTTTTCAAGGGTGAGGTCACCATACGCAACCGGAACGACCTGTGCAAGGCTGTAAGGAATATCTTCACCCTCACCAACAGCACCACTTTGAAGTGTCAGCGATGCCTTGTAGGAAATCAGTTTAGTTCCGGGTGCTTTTCTGATAGGACGCATGATACCCATGATGGTACGCAGAGCATCCCAGTTGTCCGAAAATCTTGTTACAAAATCAACTTCACGAGCCTGTACCTGTGCGAACTGTGCCGCCTTTGTCAGATTAGCTTTCGCCATAGTTATTCATCTCCTTCGGTTATTAGTTTAGCTATTGCTTCTTGCCGTTGTAAGGAATCCATGACATATTTGCCACGTTCATCTTTCTTATAGATTTCTTCCATCCGCAACGGCTGACCGCCGCCTGCTCCTGTTGGCGGTGTGGTTGTGTTTGCACCCTTTGTGTCTTCTTTCAGCACATAATCCGACCATTCTTCCTTTAGGTCTTTGATGTGCTTCTTTGCGTCTGTCAACTTGCCTTTTTCATCAAGTTCGTATGCATCCCAATCCGCATACTTTACAGCCTTTGCAACACCGTTTTCTGAAAGGAAATCTTTTGCCAGTTCTTCAAGCGCAGATTTCTTTGCCGCCATTGTTTCTTTGTTCTGAATGTCAACCTTGTAATCATCAAAGTCCTTTTTCAGCTTCGTGTACTTGTCTTTCCATTCTTCACTATCATCATTCTTGGCGTTTTCTTTCAGTTCGTCCAGTTCCCTTTGAACGGTCGGTAACTTTTTAGCATCCGCTTCATAGGAATCTCTTTGTTCCTTTAATGCTTCAACTGTGTCGCTGTGTGCTGTAATAATCTCGTCAATCTTTTCATCTTCGATTCCGAGAGCCTTTAAGAATTTACGTGTGAGTGCCATTTATGACTCCTTTGCTTCGTAAGCGTTACCTTGCTATTCGTCTTGTGATTCATTCTTGAATCGGATATAGTATATCACATTTTATGAAATGTGCAACTATTTTAATGCTTGTTCAAATATTTGCTGATATTCTTCCAAATGATTTTCTATTGCAGGTTTCAAGTACGGTCTTTCGGGCATCTTGATTGTGCCAAGTTCAACATACGGCGCATATTTTACAGGCGTTCCAACATATACTGCTTTTGCGCCCATATCCATTTGATGTGTTATACTGTTCCGCAGGTTGCCAGTTCTAACATATCCGCTTTTGGCTTCCGGTCCATTGTATACCGCACTTGTTATCTCTAACTTTGCATTTGTTTCTGCCTTTTGACCAATCATTTCAAGTGCCTGCATCGCCTGTATTTCAACTTGTGCTAACACTTCGTTTATGTTGTTTTTATCCACTACTATTTTCATTTTTTAACTCCAAATAAAACTCGCAGTTATCATCACCCCATAAAACACCGCTTGGCTTATCGTATGGCGGTTCATATACTTTGCAGTTTGCTTTTTCTGCGCCAACCGTGTATTTAGTATCTTTATACGCATTGTAACACGTTTTGCAGAGTTTTGCACTTGGTCTAATACCTACCCATATCTGCGACGCTTCTTCATCTTTTTTCTTTTTTAATTCTTCGCTTACCATCTTCTCTCCTTACTGTTGGAATAAATTATACCCACTTTCAGAATGTAATTCCATGTCAACTATCAGTTTTTTACCACCATTGACCTCATCGTGTCCCCAATACATTTTTGTTATTTTGTACTTTCCACCACGTTGCAAAATCATTTCATGTTCAGACTTCCCAAAATGTCCATCTTTCAAAACGTACAGTGCTTGTGATTGCTCCGGTACAAAAATATTTATAATCGTATCTCCGGGTGTATATGTTCCGCCGCCCCTGTTAATTGCACCGGATATAAACTGCGGTATTTCTGCTTCGTAGCCAACAAACTGTTGTAATTCTGCTTCTGTCATTTTTCCCATTGTACCGTATGGAATTTTTAAGAAACCCTCAATAGTAGCTTTATCTTGACCGGATTGAACCCAAAAGTCAAAATCGTACTTTGACTTTTGACACAGGCTTGTTAATCCTCTTATTTTTTCGCCATATCCACCCCAATCTATGTCAAGTTTGTTTGGACCTACAAAATCAGACAAACTCCACGAACCCCTAAACCCTGCAAGAGGTTGGTTAAAAGGACCGGAACCCCATGTGTAATGATAATATCCTTCATGTTCCCACGGCGTTTTACTGCCATGCACCTTTTTTGCCAATTTCTCAAACAGTTTGTCCGCTTCTCTATATTCTTTTTCTGTTCTTGCCCATAACGCTACATTTTTTCTCGATGCGGCAAACCCGTCTTTTCCAAAAGAACTTGCAAACCGCAAATCATTATATTCTTTTTCTGCTTTGGCTAAATCATCAAACAGTTTTGAGAATTTCGGTCCGTTTAATTCAAATTCTTCAAGTTCTGCCAAATATCCTTCCATCTGCAAAACTTTAGCATCTTTGTCCGCTTGACTTAACCACGATTTATATGTTGAGTCATTTTTTAATTTGTGTATTTCATCTTTGTAATACGTTTTTTTACCTGCAATACCGCTTTTCTTTGATTCCCAATCTGCATACGTTACATCATCTTTCCATATCCCCGAAAACTTTTTATTTGCACCTTTTGCCGCTATTTCTGCCTGTATGCTTTTTACTTTTGCTTCTGCTTTCTGCGTTTTAACTTCTATTGTTTCTTTTGATTCAAGCCATTCATCATACGCCATACCGTCCACTTCTTCTCCAAACACTTTTCCATATTGGCTGTAATCTGTCGGGAAATCTTCAACATCAGAAATCATTGTGCATCTGCAATTATATACTTCCGCAGGGTCACCATCGGGGTCGCCGGGAAACATTAACTCGTTACTGAATGGCTCATTTACAGAAACAGTTTCACCGCTTATTTCCCTGTGGCTTTTTCTTGTATGAGTATCTAATGCCGCCAACCATGTTTTTTTTAGTTTTATTCCCATCGCTTCTGCATCTTGGTATGACTCTAAACGACCTGCGTTTTGCGCTCCCGTCATTGCTGTTCTTGCATTTCGTACAGAAACATTTGCGCTCATTCCAACAACTTTCTCCATGCGCTTTGATAAATCATCTATGGAATCACCTTGCATTATTCCCTGCATTAGCGCACTATTTATGTTTCTTTTACTATAACGCATATCTTTGGGGATATTTGGATTTACCTTTGGCAACATCCATTTATTTTTTGATGCCAACCGTTCAACAGACTTTTGGTCAAATATGCTGAATGATGTGTTTATGCCAAGACCATGCTCTAACTGATATGCTTCCCAGTTATAATTTCCCGCATAAATACCTGCCAACTGACCGTTGATTATTCCTGCGGCTTGTTTGTCAACATTTACCAAATGTTCTGCCATTGATGCAATCTTTTGGTTGTACGCTTCGCCCACAAGCATCTTTTGTTGCCGCCATTTCATATATCCATCATTAGACAGCAAGCCTGCCTTGACTTCTTTTAATTTTGCTTTGTCGGCTTTCTTGAATTTTTCAAAATATTTTTTTGATTCTTTGGTTAACTCTTTTTCTGCCTGCTTATATTCTTTTAGCAACCTTTTTCTTGTTGTTTCTATTTTTTTATCGGTTGCTAAATGGGCGGCATCAAAACCGCCTGTATTTTTCCCGTAATTTTCTTCTTCAAAAGCCTTTATGAGTTCATCAAAATTAAAATCGTCCATTATTCATCATCTTCTCCCGATGCGTTGAACCTATTGTAATCATCTTCTTCAATCTTTGATTTAACCTCATCTATCTTATCCGCATCACCAAGCAAGGTCAGAATCTTGCTTGTCACATATTCATCCGACAAATACTGCGATGCCTGTAATACTGTGCTGATTTCTTCCTGTGCATTTATGATATACGACCTTGTAAATGTTGGTGTATCGTCAATACCTGCAACAAACAAAATCCCATCCAAAAACTCATCTATGCAATATTCAAACTGGTCTGCCTTTGAGTTCATTGGTTCATACGCCGCTCGGATATGTGTCGCTGTGTCTGCACCGCCTTTTATATCGTCAATGTTCAACGCCATATAATCATCGTACATATCCTTTTTCAGACGGTCAAGCAGGGCTTCTCTACCCTCATGCGGTGCTTCTATCGTGTTTGCCTGTGCCGTTGCTCCTGTGTCTTCTACTGTTGTGGCGTGTACCGTCCTCAACCTTTCAACAAACTTTGCAAGGTCTACATCATCCATACCACCTGCGTTGTTGATAGTCCAGTAAATAAATGACGCTTCGTCAATCGTGTTACAGAATCCGCTTTTGATTAGGTCATAAGCATCAATCTGTTCCTGCAATCCCACAAGTTCAGACTGTCTTTGAGGATTCGCCCACAACGGTACGATAGGAAACGACGGATAGTTCGCACCATCATAGATTTCTGTACCATCGGCTTCGGTGCTTCTGATTTTCAGCAGGTACTTTCTTTTGTCCTGTAATACCTCACCTTTGCCGTGTTCCCATACGAACTCCGTAAAGCCATCTTCTTCGTACAGGGTTGCCCTTAACGGTTTGTTGGCATCTACCTGCCACCATCTTACACCCGACCTTAACGCTCCGGTTTCCTCATCATACAGCGGTGCAAACTCCTGCACCTTGAATACTTCCATGTGGTCTTTGTTAAAGAAACCAAAAGACACTCTTGCTCCGAGTGCCGCCTTTGCCGCCCTTTGTAGTTCTTTTTCAAAGTCCTTTCCTAATCTTTCTGCCGTTCCATCCTGTCCCCATGTGATACCATTACCCAAAAGGAACTGCACCTGCTGTGTTGTAAATCTGTTAAAGAATCCCGAACACAGTTTATAGTTTGCGCTCCAATTATCGGGTATCGCTTTACCGCTTACCGTGTACAATAGCTTTTGATACCTAACTATTGTTCTGTTTCTTCTTCTGTCATACTCGTCCGCTAACACAGCCTGCTTGTACAAATCGCTTGACTGGTGTTCATTGATAACCGTCTTGACAAAATCCATTCTGTCTTGGTCACGGTCGGGTATCTGCTGTAAATCCTGCCATGTTTTCATCTCTTACCTCACATCATAAATCCGCTATACGTTCTTTGTATTTTAGCAAGGTGTTTGGTCTTCACCCAATACCTTGTTGCATCCATAGCATGGTCATTCTCTTTTACGGGTTCTTCTTTATCTTCTTCCCATACATAGCCCTGTACCTCATTAAACCACGGTTTCAAGCCCTTGTATACTTTTATTTTTCCTCTCCGCATACATACCGCTGTTTCTCTTATGCCATCATCTACTGCATTGTCAGCAGGTCTTACCTTGTAACCGCCACGTTTCCGCAACAGGGTTATGAATGATGCCGCCGATGGGTCTATGATGGTTTCTATCCTTTCGGGTCTTTTCTCAAAATATCCTTTTAAGAACACTTCGAGGTCTTCGTAATATTCATCATCCGTCTTCTGTATTCCTGTATCACGCCCCGAATAATAATATATGTCTACCGCATACCATGTACCGCCACTATAAGCCCATAAAATAGCCGTGAAAGCGTTTTGCGTACCATAGTCAATAGATAACCCATATTGTGTAAATTCATCGGGCAAATCAGCGGTTTCAGCTTCTTCGTACATGGGATATATCAAACCCTCTGCCCGTGTCCACAACCCGTCAATGTATCTCGGATAGTATACTGTTCCCTCATACTCTTTGCATAGATTCTCCACGAACTCTTTTGGCAGGAATGGATTTTCAAATATCGTATAGTGCTGTACATACTTGTCCGTGTTGTCCTTGTCAAGGAACTCTTTCAGCCAATGGTTAGGTGATTCGGGGTTGCAAGCTACATCCATACACGAATAGTCCTTGTCAAGTCTTGACAACGCCATCATGAACACTTCTTTGTTCCACTTTGCAACCTCATCTCCGTACAGATACTTGATGCTCATGCCCTGTACCTTGCCTAACTGCGATACCTTTTCAGCACCAAGACAATACACATCTTCTCCGCATACCTTTGCCACGTTCCTGCTATTGATTGTACCCACGATAGCTTCTGTGTATTTTTCCCTCATGGGCTGTAACACATTACGCTCTATTGTTTCCTTTGATACTCCGAGGATTACATTCAACCCGTCTTTCCCTGCAACACTTCTTATCCTCTTTGGTATCATATACACAACATCAACAAAGGATTTACCGGAACGAACAGCACCTAACCAATCTTGAAATTCAATCTGTGTGTTGCGTTTCTAATGTATTCGTTTTGCTTTTTTGACATTTCAAGATTCATAGCCCCACCCCCTTCCTTCTTTATCAACAGCATTGTCTATCGCATATCGTCTTGCTGTGTTGTAATTTACGCCTAACATTTCTGACGCTTCTTTTACGCACGAAAAGTTTTTCTTTGTCCCATCTGGAAAAACCACGGCAACGGGTTTTCTCCGTTTACTGTGGTCATAATTTCCAATGCCTACGTTTGCAGGTTTTTTATAATGTTTGTCTGCATACTCCCACACATATCCTTTGTATGTTGCGGATATTCCTTGACACGCTTTTGTTATTCCTTTTCTGTTTATACCAAGTTCTCTTGCGGCTTCTGCCTGTGCTCCGAACACACGCAACACTTCGCCTGTTTTCGGGTCAATCATTTTCACTCTTTGATGGTTTGGATGCTCAATGCCATATTTCGTAGTAATGCAATCGCACGTTTGACCGCCTTCTGCGATGTTGTATCCGTGTGTTTTGTCGTTTGCTTTGTACAATGCAATCAGATTTTTTTCTATTTCACACGCTTTCTCTTTTGTTATGTCAGTAACAATTATATTGTGTTCAAACCCGTTCCATCCGTATTTTTTTATTGCATTGCCAAAGTATGTCCCATCATAACCATGACCATTTTGCCACCGTCTTTTTGGAACTTGCTTTGTTATCCCTATGTACACCTTGCCGTTTGTTTTGTTTGTGTGAATGTACACGGAATAATTATTCTTCTGTTTTGGCGATAATCTCAAGTCCATCTAATATCTTATCCAATTTCTCTACTGCATTGGTATCGGTTGTTTCACGCTTGTCTTTCCAGTATTCCGGTTTCCTGTTTTTAAGCCAAAATATCTGTGCCACTACAACGGGGTCAACAAATCTTTCCACCTCTACAACTTCCATGTGTTCTTCGGTGATTTCCATTCCGTCTTTCTTCTTGGTGGTCTTTACCTTGAACGCTTTCTTTTCCTTGACCTTGAATCCCTTTGCAGAACGCACCATTGAATCTTCTATTTCCGTATCAACTGGTGCTCTACCCTCTTTTAGGGCGGCGGGAATGGCTTTGTATTTTTTCTTCCAATCTGTAAATGTTCTTTCGCCAATGCCAATTTTCCTTGTGGCTATATCCTTGTCAGTCAATCCGTCCCTTGCCCAACCTTTGATTCTTAACAATCCGTCTTCAGTTATCCATTCAAGTGCTTCTGAATGTCTTCCTGCCATAGTTTACTCCTTTATCAATTCCGCTTTTTTGCCAGTAAAGTTTTCCCACCGTTCGATTATCACATCACAATATCTTTCATCCAACTCACACATATAGCATTTTCTGTTTAACTGTTCACTGGCTATTAGTGTGCTACCACTACCGCCAAATACATCAAGAATAACTTCGTTTTCTTTTGAGAAGTCTTTCAATATCTCGCTCAACATTCTTATAGGCTTTTGTGTTGGATGCACTCGCTTTTCGTGTTCTCCCTCTCTTATCATACCATTCCACAACTGATGATAAATTCTAACAGGTGTATGAAAACTGCACCAAGCCATTTCACCATCTGCAAATGTGTTTCTAATACCGCTTTCACCTCGCTTATCCCATATTAACCATCCGTCACTTGATGGAAGAAAATCAAGGAAGTAGTTGCCACCCCACAAAATCAACTTATCACAAATCTGTGACAGAATGTCATAGGCTTGTTGTGCTGTTTCAGTTGTATCGTCTGCGATTATCTTTGCATACTTGCCCTTTTGAGCGACCCCAAAATTAGCACCTACTTCGCCATTGTCACCCACGGCATTGATTCCATATGGAGCATCGGTCATAACCATATCAGCCTTTACTCCATCCATAAGCCTATCAATAACCGCAGAATCCGTGCTGTCACCACAAATAAGTCTGTGCTTGCCTAATTGCCACAAATCGCCAAGTTTGCATCTTGGCTTTACGTTTTCCGGAACATCATCTTCAATAATTTCTGTCGGCTCATCTCCCGTTTTTACATCAAATCCAAACTCGCTCATATCAATATCAATATCCGCAAGTTCCTCTTCCAGTTTCCCAAAATCCCATGCCGCAATCTCAGCAACTTTATTATCAACCAAACGAAACTCTTTTATTTCTTCTTCTGTCAAATCATCCGCATATATACACGGTATTTCTTTTATTCCTAATCGCTTTGCCGCTTTCAGTCTTGTGTGACCCGCCACAAGTACATTGTCTTTTGATAGTATCACAGGATTCTTGAATCCGTATTTTTCAATAGACTTCGCAACATATGGCACGGCATCGTCGTTGTTTCTTGGGTTATTTTCATATGGTATGATTTCATTTGTCGGTAAATACTCAATCTTTAGTTCCATTCTCGCTCCTTTTCTCATACATCACTATTTTCTCTTGGTACATAGCATAATCATGTTCTAACCTTGCTCCGTATGAGTTTCCCCACCCTTTAAGCATAAACACAATATCTGCCGAATCAACCATAGCCAAGCAAATTGGCATATACTTTTCATGGTCTAATCCTTCCGGTAAAACCGCAGGATTTATGACAACATGGCCATGTTTTTTGAGCACCTTTTCAACTCTCTCAAATTCCTGCTTATATGTGTCGGGTCTGTTTGCCATCGCACCCGATATATAAACCTTCATTTACGCCCCCGTCTAACGCCGTATTTTTGGTTTTAAGCGTTTTTTATGTTTTGATAATGCAATTATATCATATATTAGATTTCTTTTGTATAATAAAAAAATAACCGCCTTTCGGCGGCTTTTTTAATCTTCGTATAAATCTGCGTACCATTCGTTGTTTTTTAATTCGATTGTTTTTATCCACGCTTGCTGTAATTGTCCAAGCATACTGTACGATACATAATCCTCGCTTGTAAAGTGTGCGACACTTCCATTACTATCCGTGAACCTGTAATGTATTTTTCGTTCATCCTCAATGTCTTTCCTGCACCATGTTCCAAATCTCATTCGTCTTTTCATTTTATACTCCTTTCTAATGGTCTGTGCCATATCCGTCAAACTCGATGTTGCCATCTTCATCTACCACCTTGATGTATAACGGGTCATTCATGTTGTGCCAACACTCGCATACATACAACTCTTTTGGCTGTGCTCCAAATTGCATCTTGTACACCTCAATTTTTTCATCTGTGCAATCCATCATATCAATGTGGTCTATGATTTCATGAGGTGTCGCAAGTGCCGTGTACTCTGTATCATCCCAACATTTCACCACCATTACATACCGTTCCATGCTACGCTCCTTTCCCTACCGTGACCAACGCTCTGTGCCATCACCATAGAAATCATCAAAGAAATATCCGTCTTCTTCTAACTGCTTCACGCCCTCTTCGTTAAGGATTTTTACCTTGATAAAATATCCATCCGTCCAAATGATTTCATAACCTTTCATCGCTTTCTCCTTTCTTTAGATAAAATCACTAACACTCATTCCGGGTGCGTCCCATGGTCTGATTGGGCTAAAATCCCCACGTGTGACCGATGGTGTATAATGTTCTTCGCTTTCTTCTATCATTCCGAAGACTTTTTCCATGCTTGGGCATTTTCCGCCGTCACAGTTCATGCAACCTACGGGTTCGCTATCCGCCCATATCGCCCAAATGCAGTTATCGCATTTGTGTATTTCATACTCTAATTCTCTCATAGTCATATTTGCCATCGTTCTCTCCTTTCTTAAAATTTAACCACTTCAAACCCTTTTTCTTCATCTGTCCATTTGCTAAACTCAATCTGCTTTATAACATTCTTTCTGACTACCATGTTGATTGCAGTTCCATCTTCAAACATGATTTTGTTCTTTGCTGTGCAAGCCCTGTTGCTTGATTTTGTCTGCCCATTCATGATTTCTGCTACTGCTTCAAAGTATTCCGTTCTGCTATTCATTGTTCCGTTGATTTTCTCAATCATCTTTTTTTCTTCCGCTGTGAGTGTCCTCATTTTGTGCTCCTTTCTTAACCACTTGTTCTCTGTGACTATAATATACCATACCTACATAAGTATGTCAAGCACTTTTTATATAAAAAACAGGGCTTTTTCGCCCCGTCTTTTATTCACCTAAAAATCTTTCGATAGCATCCCTCACGACGCTTTGCTGACTTACTCCGATTTGCTTGCATTTTGCCTTGAATTGCTCTACCAGTTCTTTCGGTAGCTGACAATAGATTCTTCCATACACTTTTTGGTTGTATCGCTCTTTTACCTGCCAACTTGTTTTACCCATTATCCGTACATCCTTTCTGCTCTGTGCGCTTCTGCAAACACACCTGCTAATTCTTGATACTCGCTGTACTTGTTTTCAAATGTCTTCAACTCATCAAAGGCATTTGACAACACGGCTTTCCTTTTCTCCGTGTCTTCCATTGCAACCCCAATGCTGTTGTACTCTGCTTTGTTGTGTTTTCCTAATGTTACATTGACATATCCTGCAACCTTTCTTGGCTTGCTTTCACGTTCAACAGTAACAACCACATCCGCAATAATCATTCGTGACTGTTCAAGTCTGTACTTTTCAGCCGCTACGGTATCATCCCATTCAAACATATTGTGCGTTGGTGAATCTTCCGGTCTTGATTCTTCAAGAAACGCTTCTTTTGTAACTACGCCATCCCTTTTTTCGATTCTTTCCAATGTTTCACCAACCGTTTGTGCTGACGCTCCGACTTTACCGTGTCTGTACGAATACTTTCTTACTTCATCATAAACCATTTGTTTCTCCTTTCTTAATTCAAAAGTATCTTACCTGCCGAACCAAACCGGACCTCACCTTGCCTAACCTTGCCTTAACTCACCTGCCATAACTTACCTAACCTCACCATAACAGACCATACAGTACCTAACCATACCTGCCATACCTAACCTTGCCAAACCAAACCTCACCTTAACTTACCGTGCCATGCCTCGCCTGCCTTACCACAACACACCAAACCCCACACCAACACACCTCACCTTACCATACCTGCCACAACTACTCGTCACCGAGTTTTACATGAAACATTCCATAACTTCCATCTTTTGCAGGACGCCAATCACCAACACCATTTGCAAAGCCACCCATGTTGATAAGATTTACAATCTGCTCCGCACTCATAGCCATAGGGTTGAACCGAATCAACAGGTCTGCGCTCCATTCTCTTACCATTCCTCTGTAACGAATATCTGCTGTACCCATACCAACGCGAACCATATCTTCTCGCATTTCCGGTGTGCCTTTGATTTCTACAAAATCACCAAGGATATGAAACGCCCCTCTTGCAGTAGTTTTCTTTGCTAAAACCCCTTGCTGAAATCCTGCATCAACCGCCGCCGCCTTAAATCCACAGGCAGGAAAACCAAACCGTGCTGTCTTCACATCTTCTTCCGTTGGTTCTTCGGGCATCCCATCAAGCCAATATAGACTTCTGCAAAAGTCCATCCACGGGTCTTTCGCTTCTTTGCCCTTTGTCGCTTTCTTCATCTGCTTTTCAAGCATCATTCTTTTTGCCTTTTCGTCCCACTTGTGAATAATGATGGGCGAATCTCCGACCACTGTAATCTTCATCATCTGAAAATCAATTTCCGGTATAACGATTCCATTCTGTTCTTTCTTCATTGTTCTTTCTCCTTTCTTAATCGGTGGGGCGGTTTTATGCCGCCGCCCCTCGGCTATCTTGACTTAACCCTTGTACTCCGGTACTTCGTACCATGCTACAATATCTTTGATTTCATGCTCCCGTGAGATTGTCCCGTCGGGCATCATACTGCAATTCCATCCGTCACACCAACCCATTGACTGATACCCATATGTATTGCTTGTAGATTCCCAACAAACCATGTACACGTTTTTATTGAATACATATTCTTCCCATGTCTTTGGGGTTTCCGGTAACTTGTCCTCGCACTTAATCCACTCGCTCATTGTTTATCTCCTTTCTTACCAGTCTTGCTTCTGCAATAGCGTACCTGTCTTTTAGTACATCAAGAATGTTTTCAAAGAATCCATCTACCGTGTTGAACCTCTTGTCGTACCTTGCGTCTAATCCGTAATGGTCGGCGTTGTCCTCATAAATGACTATCCCGTGATGGTTGCCATACTGGAAACCCCAACCATCAACCAATTCTGCTGTCAACCCGAACGGGTATCCGTTCTTTGTCTTGCACTCATACACCACAAGTGCTAACGATTCATTATTCATACTACTCTCCTTTCTTTTGGGGCGGTTTGCACCGCCCACCTCACTACTGCTCAATCGGTGCTACCTGCGACAGCTTGAACCATGATGCCTTTTTCAAGAACATTTTCTGTTCGTCTTCCTCGCCCTCTTTCTTGGCTTTCTTTGTAACGTGTTTCCATATTGAGAACTGCGCTACCGCCTTTTCGCCTTTCTGTACTTGGAATCCGAGTTCCTTCCACTTTGCATAGGTGTGAATCGGTTCAGCTTCTTCTACTACGATTTCTTCCTCTTCTCCGTCTGCATTGACTACCTTTGCTGTGAATGTTCTTCCTGTCTTTCCGATGATTCCTGCTTTCATCAACTCCTGTGCCTGTGTGAAAATAATGTCTGCGTTTGTCATGCCGTGCTCCTTTCTTGACCTTATCTCTATCTTACATACTTATTGTATCATACCTAAATAATGATGTCAAGCATTTTTTATGAATTTCTTCAAATAATTTCTTGCCCTGTTCCAGTCCATATATTCATAGTCGCTGATGTTCCCTGCTCCGTAGTATGTTGTCACCAACACCTGCTTTGCATCGTAATCAGCAAATGTTTCCCATGATACACAGATTCCCGTAATGCTACCACTATCATTCACATCTCCAACTTCTTCAATCCACATTACTGCGTTGCGCTCTCTCCTTAATGTGTTCAATGCCAACTTTACCGTTTCATCGTCTGTGCAGGTCGTTCTTTCCTCTACATAGGTTTCCCCGAACGCTCCTTTGATGTCATGCCTTAATTCAATAATCATGTTTAACTCCTTTCGCTCTCTCCTTAACTTGTGACCTTATTGTACTATACTTAAATACCTATGTCAAGCACTTTTTACACTTTGTTTTCTTTCCTTTATATAATATGAAAAGACCACCCACAAAGGGCGGTCAATTCATGATATGTAATGGAGAGTAGTGACAAATAGAGTATATCACTCATACGCTGTTATTTCAATCTCCGTTCTTGGGTTTTCTTTGTCGATTTCTACCCTGCTCCCATCATGGGCAACAACTACGGTGAAATTATCATCCGATAATACATCATACTTAACCAAAATATCCTGTAACGCTTCATGCAGATTTGACAGGTCAACTCTCCTGCGGTCTTTCCGATAGTACACAGCTTTTAGGTTTACAGGATAATCTATATGTAAACCTTTACCAACTAACTGCTTTCCGCACTCAAACTCATATTCCTTGTATGCCCTTGACGGTATCACCATCGGTCTGCCTGTCTTATGATTTGTTATAATCCGTGAATTGTTTTTCTTCGTTTTAGGATTTCCGTATATCGTCATTGTCAGCTTCTTTACCATCTTGACAACCGCAGGTCAATGCCTGTCCTTTCTTTTAATGATTTGCTTGCCACTTCCATATCAATCAATCCCTGTGCTTCATATCCGACATATCGTGTCATTCTGTTCATGAAATTCATCACTCCATCATCGTCAAGGTTGAACTCATCTCTTGCCGCCACGATACACAGCAACATCACTCTGCTAACAGAATCGTCCGAACATTGTTTGATGGCTCTACGCATATCGCCTTCCGAATATGTCTTTTTCTTTGGGAACTTCTTTTTACCGCTACTCATTTTAACGTGCGCTCCAATTTATAATCAATGATAGGCTGTATATCCCTATCATCCAACTCATACACCAAAAGCATCTGCTTCAGCATTACATATACATCCGCTATTTCTTCAACGATTTGACCAACCGGAACTTTACCATTCTTGTTAGCATCCTGCAATAACAATGTCTGCAATTCCGACAATTCCTCTGCGGCTTTGTACCGCTGATGATTCTCTCCGTATTTTTCTATGATTTTTAATGCTTTGTCAATGTTTACTATCATTCGTCATTCCTCGTTTTTTCTTCCCAATATATAGCAAAAACACAAACAACACAAGCAATAACAGTACCTATCACTAATCCGTATACTAATGAAACAGGGTCAATCTGCATCATGTTATCGCCTCCCATCTTTGCGCCGCAGTTGCCACAGTAATCTGTCAAATATTCGCTCCATTTTCCGCAGTTAGAGCAATAGCCAGCGAAAGAAGTCCAGCGCATTGGTTTGCCGTGTTCGTCTTGCCACTCTCCTGTCGGTCTGTCTGCGGATGACCGTCCTGCAAGATAGCCACGCATAAAAGCATCTGTAATATCTTCATCTCTTGACTGTGGGTATCGTTTTTCTAACTTGATTGGGATTTGTACCGCGTCTGCGGATGGGAGTGCGTTGATAGCGTCCGTCAATTCGTCCCAATCTTTTTCTGTTAATTCTGCATCTGTGTTTTCTATGGCGTTAATCGCATCCTGTCTGCTGATTAAGTCACTCATGCTTCACCATCCTCTCTGTACGGTTCGGGCAGAGGCATCCATGCAAGGACATATTCAGAACACACTTCTTCACCGCAGTTTACGAAGTCTTCGCCGTCAAAATAATGCTTTGCTACATAAGGATTATTCTTCGTTCTGTCTGGATTGATGCTTGAATATCTCGTAACAAGGCACGGGTATAAATGCCCGATACCATCAAGGTTTTTATCAATCCATTCTTTCCTCTCTTCCTCACTCGGCAACCTCTCGTTTACTGGAATCCACCCATGTACGGCTTCGGATGATAGTGCTTCGATTGCCATGTTCATGGCTTCTATGTCTTTTAACTCATTTTCAATCGCATTTGTGTTTTGTACCATTCCTGCATAAAATTTTGCGGCGGCTTTATTTTGTTTTAATCTTTCTATCGCTTCTTCCCTTGTCATAATTCTCCCCTTTCTCCGTATGAGCAGAAATCATCATCTGTATGACCACTTGACCCATGCTCCATGCAATAGCATCTGTGTTCACCGTTCAATGTCTTGTACCAGTCTGACCGCTTGCAATCCTTACACCGCACCACTTCTACTGCATCTACTGATGGGAGCGTTTCGAGGATATAGAGAGCATCTTCTTTCACGAGCATTTTGGGGTCAATAATATTCGTTGCCCAATATGATATGTCTTTGATTGCTCGGCTTCTGCTGATTAAATCTAACTTGCTTTTTCTTTCCTTAACGGCTTCCTCATCCGCTGTAAGTAAAGAATCATCACGATTATTTAACTTGCCTGTAACTTGCTGAAGTGCTTCGATAGCCATGTTTACGGCTTCTTCTGTTGCTTTTCTGTCCTTATCAGAACCAAGCCACGCCGCATTTTTTAGAACGTAAATTGCTTCTTCATTCGTCATGGTTCTCTCCCTTCCATCTTCGCTCCGCAATTAGGGCAGTAACTTTTGTAGACCGTGTTGTTTATTGCGTGGCAAATCGGGCAATGATATATTCCGTATTCGTCTATTTTCCACTCACCATGTACGGCTTCGGCTGATGCGGGTGGCGTCAAACCATCAACGAACTTCTTTAAGCGAATCAATTCTCTTGCTGTTTGTGTTGCACCTTCCGCATTTAAATTCGATATTTTTTCTATCAACGCATCTTGAATAAACCTTTTGCTGATTAAATCACTCATCGCTATTCTCCGCTTTCATAAAATCTTCCCAATCACACGGCACTGTACGTCTGATACACTCTCCATCTTTGCATAGTTTACAATTACTACAACATTCATGCTTCAAACAATACTGTGCTATTATTTTTATTGCTTTCATAATGCTCATGGTTCTCTCCTTCCGTCACTGCAATAATCAAAATCCCACCTGTGCCTGTCGGTCACTTTACAAAATCCTTCCTTGCCCCAATGTATACACCCACAACAATTCACGATTCCGTCTTCACCTAATATCAGCAACGCTTCGATTGCCATATCTAAAGCCATTATTGTTCTTGGGTAAAAGTTTGCTTGACTCAAGTTCCGCAGTTGTTCTATTGCTTCTTCCCTTGTCATTCTGAATCACCACCTTTGCTGACTTCATATAAATGCCGTAGGCACTCGGCTTGAATTGATGCATAATTACAATTCTTTTCGCACCATTCTTCGTCCGTGGCATCCTCGCATAGCCATACTGTTTCCGCTTTGACAATAATTTTTTCAAGCCATTCTGTATAACTCTGTACGGCTTCGGCTGATAGTGCTTCTATTGCTATATCAAGTGCTTCATTCCATTGTTCCTTCTCGGATGTAAACGGCTCAAACCACCATCTACACTTCTCCAAGAAGTCAACCACTTCTCCTTTTGTCATTTTTACTCTCCTTTGGTATTTTTATTTGTGAAACCTTATAGAAAAACTCCCAACTTTCAATCCGCTCTACTCTGTCAGCAACATCCATTAAGATGCGCCAATTAAAACCAACAACGATACATAATATCAATATTGCTATCTTTTCCATCACACTCTCCTTTTGCCTAAAACGGCATATCTTCATCTACTGCGGAGAATCCATCTAACGGCGAGCCATCATTTTTGTACTGCGTCGGGTACTCCATGACCTTGTATTCCTGTACTACCAACTTTCTCTGCACTCCGTTTTTTGAATTGTAGGTTGCTTCAAACCCTTTGATTTTTACGATGCTTCTGTCCGGTATGTCTGTACCTTTGGGAAACTGCACACTTTCATACGTTCTAATCCAATCGCCCTTTTGACCGTTGTTGTATTCCTGCGATGCGATGCACCTTGAATAGCTTGGTCTGCCGTTAAAATCTTTCCGATAAATCTTTGTGTCACCTGTTACGTTCATTTTTTTACTCCTTTCTTTTTCTGCGCCCATTCTATTCTCTGCACATCCAAATAATTTAATACCCTTTCCTTGTCTTTTTCGGCGTGTATCTTTTCTTTGCGTTCTTCAATCACACGCCTTTGCTCTGCATAATCTTCACAATGACTATGGCATCCGATATGTCTTTTCGTACATCCTTTACAACTCATTTATGAATCCTCTGTACTTTTCCCTCATGCTTTCGGGCATCTGTGATGTTTCGATTTCCGGTTCGGGTTCAAACTCTCGGTACTTTGGCGGTTCGGGGATAAAATTCGCCGTTTTGACGGGTTTTTCCTGCTTCATGGGGTAAAACCCTAACCAACACTTATCAATCGCTAATTCAATCAATTTGACCTGTTCTACGGGGTCTTGCGACAACTCATATAACTTGTTCAATGCCCTTGTAACCGTCTGCTTTGTTGTTACTGGTTTCTTGATGCTCTTCCGCATCGCCACCCATTCCATAAAGACAGCTTTGATTTCATCGGGTACATCGCTATATATATTAGTATTAGTATTATTATCTATATTATTGGGTCTAATTTTTTGACTACCCCCATCAAAATTTTTGACCACCCCCCCATCAATTTTTTTGACTACTGGTAAAATTGCGCTATATGAACAAAACTTGACTCCGTTCATATAATTCTCTTTCTTGTGTAATAGCTTCTTATCACATAATGATTTTAATACATTGTGTACCGTCTGCTTTGTTGAACCTATCCAGTCTGCTATATACCCTATACTTCCATTGAACTCCGATTCCTCATCCTGTGAGAATCCATATATCAAGGCATATACCATCAACTCATTACCTTTTAATTTCAACTCGTTCCGCATCCACCCTTGTATCACCAAATAATTATCATTCTTCATAAAGCCCCCTTATAAAAAATCGGTGTCGCTTTGGATGTGCGGGCATCCTCTACGAAACCGATTCGGTTGGCACAATATTTAGTTTATGTAGCACGGCAAGTACAATCCCCGCATATTGCACCAACCTCTCCGAGAAGGATTCCCCGTTCTTCGGTTCGCTATTATTATAACATATGTTTTACAAAATATCAACCACTTCTTCCCCATTCTCGCTTTATTTCATCTTCAAGAGAGTCAAACAGCTTTTTCTGTATCATGATGTTCTCCTGTGAAGATTTATACAGTACTTCCGCTTTCATCATCTCAAATTCAGCCTGTGATACATCTTCCTGTCCTTTAGCGACCTTATCCAATATGGAAATCTGTACGCCCTCTGCTTTTAATGCCAATATGGTCTGCGCTAAAAGCATCCTGTATGCCCTTGTTTTTTCTGCATAGTCAACTCCGTTGGTGTACATTTTATCCATACTATGACGAAGATTCTTCTTCACTTCATCTCTTTGTTCGTACAATTCCTGTCCGGTCATGTTTCACCTCTACAACTTCTTTCTCTTTTCGCATCAGCTTCTTGCTTGGCTTGTAAAACGGACAATTCATAGTGTTACAGTACCGTCCATATTTACGGTGCAGAATACTCTTGCCCTCATTAGACAACACATAGCAATATCTATCCGCATTTTTAAGCCCAAAACATTCATCAATCATAAGTAATTTCTCCCGAATATCTGCATAAATTCTTCACGACTATGGGTTTCCTCAAACTTCCGCTGTGCCATTTTCTTTAACATCAAATCCACGCTTGCGTCATTGTGCGGTGTCCTATATGGCGAGTTCTCAATATGCCTGTCCCATTGTAGCCACACCCACAAGCCATACTTTTCAGAATTATCCCTGTTATATGCTCCGAATATATGGTGCTTGTGCAGACCCAATTTCGAGCCTGTCACAAAGCACTTTTTTTCGTCTTGTATAATTGACTTCACTTCTTGCCTTTCTTTTTCGCTGTCAGCTTGTTTAGCGCATCTCCGTACTGTGCCTTTGTCATATCCACAAACGCTTCTACTTTGTAATATTTGAGAAACTCCGCACGGTCTGTTTCTGTTTCGTCAACCATTTCCATCAATGTATGCGCCTGTGCCATTGTGATGGTCTTGCTCAACTCTTGATTCTGAATGGCGTTCTGTACCTCTTCTGCGCTTGCAATAGATGTCGTGATACCAATACCGAGAAACCCCAATGCCCGTCCGACAGCCGATGTTTCGCAGTTCTCAATATATGAAGTCTTGTTGATGAACGTGCTGTTCTCTTTTTCATATGCCGTACCTGTGGCGAGAATTTTGCCGTTCTCATCAAGGATTTCAGCCCTCATGACACAAACACCATCATTCAATGCTACGACTTCTGTGGTAATTGTTCCGTTAGGAAACAATCTTCTAAAACCGTCTACCCTGTGATTGACTTCTACATATGGTTTCCCTTTTACATCAATGCTACCCAATTCCGCATTGACTTTGCTCAATTCTTCATAATTCATTACATACTCCTTTCTTAATACGCAGGTACTACATCATTATACGCTACCGCTAATCCGAGCATAATCAATGCCACAACCACGGTAAACATCACCGCATCATACTTATCCTTGTGCGTACTTCTCGCATATCGCTCGAAACATATCAGCATCAATCGTTCCATCTTCTCTCTTTTCATCTTCAAACACCTCATCCAAATCATAAAACTGTGTGTTGGTATCAATCGCCATATACAACCGCTTGCGCTCTTCCTTGTAATGGTCTTTCAATGTATCACAGAACTTGCTTGCTTCTGCAAATGTGTCGAACTCCAACTGCAATACGCCCTCTGCGTTCCCGTCAATCGTCCCAATGTAAACATCAATCATTTCTCAATCTGTACTCCGCAAATGTGATAGTACGTTCTCCTTTCTTCTTAACAATAGTGTTGGTGATAATATTGTAACCATCTTTTCTCAATCTGAATATCACATCCGATAACCTTGTGATGCCATATTCCATGATGGCTTCCCATGATGTGATAGCACCATGCTTTTTTAGGTGGTTCAGCACCATTTGTTTCTGCGTCATGTTCTCACCTCTCAATCATCTAAAAAGATACTCAACGGTACATCGAAAAAGTCTGCAATTCTTTTCAATGTCTTTACTGTTGGCTGATGCTTTCCGCTTCGCCAGTTACAGAGGGTGGGGCGTGTCACCCCTGTCCCTCTAATGACATCTGCCTGCGTCATGTTGTTTTCATACATCAGTCTTCGCAATTCTTCGTATTTGTTCATATACACTCCTTTCTACCATCCGAAGATTTCATTTACTACCTGCCCAAAATCGTCTTCTGACAGATTATGCTCATTCATGATTTTTTCAACTTCCTGTCTGACTTCTTCAAAGCAACTGTCACACAGGACTTCCGAACCTTTTGAATCATCCATGTACTCACCACAACTTGCACATTGTACCGCATAGTCAAAATTTCCACTGTCGCAATGTGGGCATGATGCAAACTCATAATACCCTGCCGACAAACTCACACCATCGGGGCTTGGGTCGTCCCTTACAATTACAGGTTCTTCAAATATCTCTCCGCACTCTTTACAAATATACATCGCTCTCTCCTTTCAATTTATCAATCTTAAACTGTACCATTATTGTAAACCATGTTTAATAGAATGTCAAGACATTTTTACAAAATAATAAAAATAAATTTTAACCATATAAAAAGAGCAGGTCAGACCTGCCCTTTGATTTTGCGCATAACGCCTTGATATAGTCGTGGGTTAGTAATTAGTATGGTTTCCATGAGTTCGTCCATTATAGCCATGATTTCTGCCGTGTCACGACCTGTCACAGCTTGTAGGAAATCCGAGTCCCCATACACCTCAATTCCTTGTGGTGGGTCATACGAATATTCTTCTTTCGGTTGCATATAATTCCGCACCGTATAAAACGTAGCCAACTTTTCACAATTCTGATATGAGGTCGGGGCGTTCTCGCACTCACGTATTGCGCCATCCAATTCCTTAATCGTAATCATTACATATCAATGGCACTAATAGCCTGCTGAATTGCGTTCTTGGTTTTCGGGTCAGAAGATTCATTCATCATTTTCTCCAACTTCATGACCATTTTGTCTGCTTCTTCATCACGGCTGTATCTGCCCATTCTCCGTCTTGAATAACGTCCACGGCTATCTCTGCGCTGTGCATAACTTCCACGGTATGAACCACGGTTCATGCCACCCATATCATCATAGGAATAATCCGCATCTTCCATCGCCATGATTGTTGCTATGGATTTGATGGAATGGGTCAGCTTGTCGATTGTATCAAGGCTACCTGCTGTAAGTTCGCCTTTCTCTGCAATTTCCTCGAGTTCATCGCAGAGCATTTCTTTCAGTTCGTGCATATATTCCATCCGATTTCTCCTTTCTATGCGACTCTGTTTATTACAAGGTTAGCGTTCTGTACCTCAATTAACGGTGTCGGTGTTACTGTCGCATCATCCGTTGTCGCATCTACATACTCAATAGACACAGCAAAACAACATCCTTTCGGCACAGTAATCAACGCAGTAGAGGTCACATTTCCGTATTCATCTACCGCCGCAGGTGTGTATATCGCCCTGCTCGTCACTCTTGGCTCTCCGCTTACCGCAATCGCTATGGAAATCGGTGTCACTTCACCGCCTGTCGGGATTGCGATATTTCCGTTGAAAGTGACTTGATACCTTGCAAAACAGTTGTTGGTGCAACCACGGAGAATAAAAACCCCTGTTTCGTCTTCATGGTATATGTAACCTTTCTGACACGGGATAGAAGCATTAAACAGAACCGGAGCATTTAACGCTACATTCTGTACTGGATTTGCTAAATATTCTGCCATAGTTTCACCACCTCTTAAAAGTTACCGCATCCGCAACCATTGTTGTTGCAGGTAAAAATCGGCTGTTCTCCGTACACGGGAACTGTACCGACAGGACACTGGTTCAGCCTGTCATAGACTCCGTTGATGATTGCGCTGTTCTGCGTTACCTGTGATGCCTGCCCTCTTGCATAAAGAAGTTCCTGCCGAAGCTGTGAAATTTCATCATTCTTCGCATCAATCTTGTCCGCACACAACTGGTCAAGGATTCTCTGTGTAGATGCTGTCTGCGATGCAATAACATCACGGATTCCATCACTCAACGCCGCACGGTCAGCGCAGTTTTCTGTGGCTACCGTGTATTTGAGGTCTGCCAGTCCGAGTCTGTTTTCACAACAACAATCTGCAAACTGTGTTCCGATGTTGTTGAACCCCTGCATCATAGCTGTCTGCATACCGAAGTTCTGATTCATGTTTGCCATCTGTCTTGCGTTCGCCGCAGTTTCAGCATTGGCAAATCCGCTGTTTACGGTCTGATTCACGCCTGCAAAACCATTGCAAAGGCTCTGCTGAACCTCACCGAATCCGTTGCAAAGCTGTGTTGCTGTGTTGGCAAAACCATTAGATACGGATGCCTGTAAACCCGAAATAGCGTTTGTGGTTGCCATTTGGTCAAATCCTCTTTCAATATCATTGTCATTGTTCATGACCCACGGGATAGCACCATTCCAACCGCCGTTTCCATTACCGCCGAATCCGTTTCCCCAATTACCGCCCATGGCGAGAATCAGAAACAGGATAATCCACCATCCATCTCCGTTCATACCATAGCCGTTGTTTCCACCTGTGACCGCCGCAATATCCGCAGGTGTCATTTCGCTTGTTGTAAGTGACATATAAATATCTCCTTTCATTTAATATTGAAACCCTTGCAAGGTCGTTTCCTATTTCATGTACTTTTGGAACTGTGTTGCCATGTTTCTCGCTTGGTCAACCTGTGCCTGTGTTATCTGTCCGTTGTTTAACATCTCTTGAATCTTCTGCTGTGGGTCACCATTGAAAGTCTGTCTGAATTGCTTATACTGTGTAATAAGATTTCCCATCGGTGTGTTCTGCATCATGGTGTTGAAAATCGGATTATTCATTCTTCTTTCCCCTTTCTTTCCTTATATCTGAAATCGCCTTTTTGAGGTCTTCTTTCGTGACATAATGGGATAAGTCCTCTTTGGTACAAAACTCGCTTAAATCGGCGTTTTGGGGCTTCTGCGGTGTGTCTATGCGCTCGGTATAGTCAAACACCCGTAGCGATGGCATACCCGTTTGGTCTGCCGATTTCAAATAAAGACAATTTGAATCCGAATCCATCAAAAGAACCGCCTGCCCTGCGCCTACGGGGTGTGCCTTTGCTCCCTCAATGCCCTGCACCCATACGATGCCATTGGTCTGATTCTGCGGATATTGTGGGTTCATTTGCTGTGGATAAACCTGTGGATACGGTTGATAGCCCTGTGGAAAATAATTGTTGTAAGCCATTTCTAACCCTTTCTCCAATAATAGATTGGTACTTCATTTCCCGAATCCCACGAATCATAGTAGTTTCCGTTCACTACGCAAACAACGTGTGTCCCTGTTGCAAGGATATATTTGCCCCATGGGTGCTCTTTACAGAAATCCTTTACCGTGTAGCAATCGGGGCAGGAATCGGGGATTATAAACCGCCTGTAACCGTTTTGATAAAGATATTCTCCCCACACTCTGTTAGACGATGGCATATCTGACATATCAAAACCAAACATAGCCAAATCGGAATACGTGTCTTGCCATGATTGATTCAAGGCTTTTGATATTGCTCTAATTGTGCAATCACCGACCAACGCCCGTGCAGGATTGTTATTGAAATAAACGTACATTTTGCACCCCTCTTTATGATGCCAATAAAAAAACACGCCCACAATTCCGTGAGCGTGTCATTATCGGTTCGCTTTTATACCTCGATGGTCAACACACCATCAGCCCCCACCGTGATGTACTTGACTTCATCATCTCCCATAACGTGGGTCTTTTCCCTCATCTCCGCATAGGTGTCAAACTTCTCTGCAAAGTATTCGCCGTAGTTTACCCATATCGGCATGGTCTTATCTACCACATTGTTCAAATCTCTCACCAACATCTTTCTACTCCTTTCTACCAGTTCACCAACTCGCCATTATTCTCCCACTCGCCATCATCTGACTCCTGTGCTTCGTAGCTGTCATATACATTGATGCTACCATAGGTGTAACCCCTGTCGTGACTCATCACAATCAACGTATCATCATTGTAATCATCAAGAATCTCTTTCAATTCTGCCACCGTCATGGCGTGGTCTGCGATTTGGTCAATGCCGTAACCATCTCTCCGTGCTTCAAATACTAACGCTTTTCTCATCTCATGCTCCTTTCAAAACCATATATTTATCTTGTGACATTATAGTACCATACTTAAATAACTATGTCAAGCATTTTTTATATTATATTAAAATAGCAAAAGGACAGCCCCGAAAGACTGCCCTAATGCCATTGATTAAGAAAGAAGTATTGAGCGAGAGAACGCCACCACAAGGAGTATACCACCCGTTCCGATTATATGCAAGAAAAACCGCCTGCATATAGCAAAACGGTCTTCCCTGCACTACAGAAATTTAAGGAGGCTTTCCGTACTTTTATAAACGATTCGTTTTATCTGACTGACAGACAGGTCAAATTCTTCCGCTAACGGTTCATAACATACCCCATCTATCAATCTCCGTTTTAATATCGCCCTGTCACGTTCTTTATGAATGTGCTCGTCAATCAAATGCGAAATCTCGCTGTTGGTATATATCATTTTTTCTTGTGCCAGTTTTTGATTCGCCCTGTTCCGTGGCACATATTACATTGAATGTAACCCGAATTGCCACCAGTCTTCCTCTGTCTTGTTTTAGTTATGGTCTTCGTCCGAACCCTCTGTATCGCTGTTGCCATTTATATGTACTCCATCATTGATTGTGGCATCGCCATCATCTGAATCAACCTTTTGCGTAACGTCCTGCGTTGTTGTAGTGACAACATCTTGAAATTGGCTTTCATACCAAATCCAATAAACATTCGTGCCGACCAAAAAACATATAGAAACAAGTATCAATATAAACTGTCGCTTTATGATTCTTTCCAATCGTGCCATTTCTCCCTCAAATACAATGTATGGTACTTCTTTCATATCCGGTAGTCCTTTCGCTCAACAAGCCAATCTTCCATTTGCTGTTTCTCTTCTTTCAGATTTTCAAGGTGGTTTCCGTATATGGTATGTGACAGCATGGCGATATTAGATGAAATCAATAGATTGGTTGCCTGTCCCAATTCCTCTATGGCTATGTCGATTTTCTCTAAATGTCGTTTGTCGTTATCCAAACATTTCTCCACATGGTCAATTCGTTTGTTGGCTTCGTCTAACGGGTGCTTCATAGCCTTTTTCAACTCCGAAAGTATCTTGATAGCACCGCCAACTGTAACGATGCAGGACGCAACACATATAATCATTGTCAAATTCAATTCTATCGTCATTTGTCTATACCTCTACGGTCAATATACCACACTTATTTTCTCCTGTAAACACGAAGCATCTTGTAACTTGATTTGTGCATGGTGGTTAGTTTCTTTGCAATAATCGGGTATCTCTTTGAATTGTACCCTGCTTCTGCAATATACTTCTTTCCGTTCACAACTACAATCACAAAGATATGACCACCGCCACCTTTATACAGGCACACTCCAATATCTCCTGCACGAAGTATTGATGGTGGGTAGGTCTTTCCCTTATAGGATTTTACATGACCCCACTTTTTACTCTTGCCTAAATACGGGATTGCTTTTTCCAACATCCGTGGGAAATTATCATCAACACCTGCTGACCGAATAGCCGTTGCCGCAAACACATCACAGGACGCTCCTTTCCGTGTTTGGTCACGCCATGAACTTCGGTTAGGAAACGCCTTGTTCAATTCCTTTGTGTACTTTGGTCTTGGTTTGCCTGTCGGATATGTGTAAACCTTTCTCGGTGTGCCATACGGATATGCTTCTTTCACAGCCATTTCATTTATCTTGTCACCTTTTGTTTTGATGGTCTTCTTTGGTTTCAGATTTCCGGGTACATACCCTACCCAAACCTGCGAAATCAGCCCTGCCATTTTTGTGTTATAACAGTACCATCCGGTATGCCCACGACCACCGCAATCACGGGTGTAGAAATAGTGCTTTCCGTTCTTTTTTTTATAGTTCGTGACCGCAATGTAATGACCTGCGGTAGTCCATGTAACTCCACCTTTTGTGCCTGCTTTCATCAAAAAGACAGCACAGTATCTTTTTTTGATGTACTTGAAAACATCGGACATAGCTGAAACATTCTTGACATCTTTCAGACCAAAATGCTTCATAGCCGCAGGAATACCGCTCCACGCCGTACCGTTGTTGTATATGGCATATCCGTTTTCTTTCATGAACTTGGCAACCGTCCACGGGTTTACCTTTTTATTTACCGCATACGCCAAATCAGCCACAGAGGTAGGTCCGCATCCTGCCATAGCCATTGTGGAACTTCCATTATAATTTTTTGAACCCCACCGTGAATCATACTGCAAGAATGTCTTGTAATCAGCCATCCAAATCACCGTCCTCGATGTTTTCTAATTCTTCGGCAAAATCACCCTCTTCTTCTTCCTCAACAAATTCATTGAAGAAATCCTCTCCGTCTGTACCAATCGTGTTGTAGAGCTTTTCAAGCATCATCAAATCCGTGTGCTTTGCTCCCTCGTCTGATGTTGGGATATTAAAATACAGACCAAGCAAAGTAAATACCGCTGTGAAAAATGCAATTACCTGCTCCGTTGAAATCTCCCCCGTCTTAAATGCCCTGTACAGATTGATTGCTGTCATTACTACTGCTCCAAGAGCAATAGCTGTTCTTTTAGGATAACGAATTAAATACTTCATGTTTTCTCCTTTCTATGCTACCTTTATCCAAAGTATAAATACGTGCATTGTGGTTGCTGTGTAGTTAGCCCCTGTTGCCCTAATGCTGTACGACACAGTTGCAGAGCCACTACTTCTTGCCGACAAATACATCCGTGACGGTACTCCTGCCTCTCTGCCTGTGTTGTAGCCCATAACACCGACCGGATAATAACCCGACTTTGTAAATGTTGCTGTATCAGTTTTACTGTTATCTTTTGTTATTGCAGGTATTGATATACTATGGTCTACAACAACAAATGTATTTGCAGGGTCACCAATTTCCAATGCTCCGTCTGTGGTTACTGCAAAAGCGTTCGCCTTTGCGCTGTCTGAAGTTCCTTTCCCAATTTCAAACAGACTTGTTGATTTATTGTTGTTGTATTTTCCGATTGCCGTTTGGTTTTCATATCCTGCTGTGGTGTAATAACCGCCTGCGTGTGAATTCTCTCCGCTTGCTTTTGTGCCACGATTTTGTGCATGAGAATTTCTACCACTTGCGACAGATGCCTGCCCTTCCACATGAGAATATACACCACTGGCTGTTGAGCCTGCTCCTTCAGAATGTGAAAGCATACCTGTCGCATGAGTAGTATATCCTTCCGCATGAGCACCACGTCCGGTTGCTTCTGTGCTATAACCTTCTGCGTGAGAACAATATCCCGATGCTTTGTTCGAATAACCCTCAACAAAACTGTAATTCCCTCTTGTAGTTGCTGTATCAGATGAACGTACACCAAAAGTATAATAAGGAAATTTGTCAGTAGATGTAGTATCACTTTCAGTTTGTCCGGTGTCTTTACCAATATGGGAAAGATTTGTTCCATCTGCAACAAGGTCTATACCGGAAGATTTTATTTGCGTATAACTTGTAGTATCGCCTGCTGAATGAACCTTTATTCCACCACCACTAATGCTTGTAATGTTATCTGATGCAGTTTTCGCCGCCGCATTTGCTTTTGTTGTAGCGTCCGATGCCGCCGCACTTATAGCCGCTGTTTGTGCGGCGTTTGCTTTAGATGTTGCATCACTTGACGCTGTGCTTATAGCTTCTGACTTTGCAGTTCCGACCTGCGTTGTAGTTGCAAAACTACTGTCATTCGTAAGCTGACTTACCTTTGTTGGTATGGAAGATGTATTGGCTTTACTAGCTAAATCGGTTGTTAAATTTGTTACCTGTGACTGACCAATGGTGATTCCACTTGTAACAATTTTATCTGCTGTTATAGAATTTGCATAAATCTTCCCACCATCAATATACGTGTTGTCCGATGAATGAACGAACTTGCTTGCATACGTTTCTGATGTCAATGCTCTTACCGTTGAAAAACCAACACTATTATCTACAAACGTATATTTTTCACAGGTAAAGAAATACCTGTCCCTTTTGGGCTGTGGCATGACGTATTCCCAAGCGTTGTCCGTCGTTGCAGATGTACCGATTGTAGTGCTTGTGGATATTGTCGGTGCAGTATTTGTTGTGCTCCTGTAATACAATGATACAGTAGATTTTACGGCAACGGATTTATCTGCTTTCCCTGCAACGCCAGTTGCTACCGCACTACTAACATCACTTGCGGTCTGATACCCTTTACTTGTAATAGCACTTTCAACCTGCGAAGAAGTTTGATAGCCTTTGCTTGTTATAGCAGATTCCACTTGTGAAGAAGTCTGATAACCCTTTCCAGTAACGGTGCTTTCAACCTGTGTTCCTGTTTGAAAATTGCTGTCATTGGTAAGGTCAGACACTTTCGTAGGGACATCCGAAGAATTAGCTTTATTCCCCAAATCAGACACCAAATTCGTGACTTGGCTTTGCCCTATGGAAAGTTCACTCACCTCAATATAATCAGCACCTAATTTTCCAGTTGTGATATTTCCTGCATCAAGATTTGATACTGTGATTTGCGATGCATCAATAGTTCCTGCGGTCAATTTATTTGCGGAAAGGTTGTCTATCGCATCATCGCCAAGAGTAACGGCAACCCACGACGTTCCGTTATGCCTATATATCTTGTTGTCATTTGCAGTATCAAACCAAATATCGCCTGCAACAAATGTTCCTGTTGGCTGTGTATCTTGGCGATATACTTTGTTCTTGCCATCCGCTGTTGATTGTGCGGTATTCGCTTTT